ATAGGCTCTAGGGTGTTGACCCTCTCTAGCAATATCAAGTATACCATCAATCGCTTCTTGTCCTCTTTCAATTAGATTATAATAATTTTCTCTACTATATTTGTAGTCATTATCAACGTCTTCTTTTTTATCGTCTTCTCTACGAGGAACTGCTGGTTTAAATTCTTGTTTAACAATTTCTTTACTAGGTTCTTTTTTATCAATACCTAAAATTTCATTGACCTTTTCTTCTAATTTACTCATATTAATATTTATGAGTTTATTTTTTTACCTTGAAACCAATTAGGTAAACCTAAGTGTGGTCTTCGGTCAAATATATTATCATCTGCGCCAGGTGAAAGCGCATCGTTATAATGTAAAAATACTTGAGCACAATCTTTTCCAATAAATGCTTCACGCCAATGTTCAAGTATCATACCTTTGTAAACTAGCATATCGCCTGGTTTCAATACCACTTTTGTACCTTTATTATCTGTTTTAACTGGAAAACCATTTTCTGGTAATCCTACATTTTTCTTTGCCTCTAAATAGATTGGCCATTCATCACCACCTAGATTCATTGTTGTTGAAATCTCACAACTAAATCTATCTTTATGTCTATGTAACACGTCACCCATTTTATAGATACGAGCATAAGAGTAAGTGGGATTTAATTTTAGACCCGTAAGTTTTTCCATTTTAGGTTGAACAGCAAGTAATAAAGTTTCCATTGCAATGTCAGAATAATGAGAATAAGTTTTTGGTATTTGTTCATCTGCCCAAGTGCCATGATCTTCTGTATACGGATTAATATACTTAAAATCTAAAAAAGTTTTTGTAACTTGTCTTTTCATCAAAAAATAATTGTAAACAAAATTAGCAACTTTAGGATCAATCGCCTCTTTAATTACTAGAAAATGATTTTTTTTAAATCTAGCTTTTGACATTATTTCATTCCTTTCGCTGTATTTACAATATCACTTCTAACTGCTTGTAAATTAAAATGTATAAATCTAAAATCATCAACACCATCATCAACAGCAAATTCATGTGGTACATACGCAGGAAAAAACACTAACATACCAGGTTTAGGTTTATAATGTATTTTATCTATCATTGGTGTAATTTTATTTGGGTCTTTTTGTGGTAATTTAGTCATCATTGCACCTGCTCTTGGGTCATGCATGACAGGAAAAGATGTTTTATCTGAACACTTTAAAAAGTAAAAACCAGATATGTGATTATCCCAATGAACGTGTGTACTGTGATGACCACCACCATTTTTAGAAAATTCTTGTACCCAAAACTCTGTGAAGAACATAGTATATTTTTCCATATCATAACCCCACTCGTCCATTAAGTTAAGTGAAGTATTACCAACATATTGTTCCAATTCTTTTAAACCAGGGTCACCATTTAAAGGTGTTGAGTGGTAACTCATACCATGATCTTTTACTTTTAAATAATCTTTATTACCTAAAATCTTTTTTCTTTCTTTTAGTTTAGGCGCCTCTCTTTTATACGCCTCAGCTATAAATTTATCTGTTGCTTTAATTGCTGGTTTTAACCACTCTGTTTTCATTATAGAATAAACAGGTGTTTGAAAATACCACTGTGTATTCATTATTTCTTTATTAGTTGTTACTGCCATTTTTTACTCCATTTCACATATATATACATTATTTAAAAGGCCATCCTAAATTCCACATCACTAATGAATACCTTGTTCCTCTAGTTACAGGATTTACTCTATGCCACACAAAACTTGGAAATATTATGATACTTCCTCTTGGTCTAATTTCTGTACACTCTCTAATATTTTTTCCTCTATTTCTTTCAAAGTCGTGGTCTTGTCTAAAATCAAACTCTAAATTTCCACCATCATATTCAGATGGGTCATTTAAAGAAACAGTGACAGATAATTTTCTTATCTTACCATGATCCTCTGGCCAAGTGCCATTTTCATTTTGTTTTCTTTTATATGGTCTAATCCAACTATCAGTATGCCAACCATAATATTGACCAACACCGTACTTCGTAAATTGACAAGACTCTGACCAGTCCCATTGAAAATTCCAACCAGCTGCTTTATTTGCTTTATGTATGTAGGGGTGTATTTCTTTATAAATCCATCTATCGTTTAACCAAACAATATCGGACTTTCTTTTCTTTTGTATGTTGTTGATTACTGATTTTTTTAGACTACCATCAGCTTTCTTTGAATCTTCACTTTCACTAATACCGCCTGTGATGGCCATATCTGCTTTATGAGACTTACCATATCTAATTATATCATCACATAATTTAGGTGGTAACGCAGATTGAAAATAATAATAATAGTTTGCCAGATTCATTTTATATTCCTCTTTTTCACAATAATATATATAACAGTTTTAAAACTACTGGAATTTGTATCGTAAGATTACAATACCTTTTCCACCAGCACCGCCTTTATAGTAAGCTGCGTTTGGAGAACCTGGGTGACTACCACCGCCGCCTCCGCCGCCACCGCCTTTATTAGCAGTACCGTCTCCTCCACCAAAACTCCTTGATCTTCCACCTGAAGCACCACCAAAACCTAATGTATCAGCCTGTCCTGTTCCTGGGGCAGGTGATCTACCATTTGGAAACTGAGTATTGTTTGAGGCACAACCACAAACTCCTGCACCACCTCCACCGCCTCCAGCAAATCCTGTTGAAGTACCATTGATAGCAGTAGTCGCACCTGATCCACCAGGTCCTCCTGATAAACCACATATTCCTCCTGGTTTATCAAAACCATCTGCTGTAGCACCACCACCACCTGCTGAAGCGTGATCGGGTGATGTATTTGAATAATCCCCACCATTACTACCTTGAGGTGGACTGACAGGAGGTGTATTTCCTGAGCCACCAGTGGATCCTGGTGATGGAGTTCCTCCAGAGCCACCGCCGCCAGAACCTCCAGCTCTACCATTTCTAGTTCCTACGTTTCCAGCGCCACCTCCACCTCCACCTGCAGATGTTATAGTTGAGAATACTGAATTAGAACCATCATTCCCTAGTGAGTTATTAGATGGTTGAGCAGCGCCACCAGCGCCTACTGAAATAGGAAATGTTGTCGCTGTAACTGTGATACCTGTTGTTGCTGCCAAAGGACTTGCTGTGTATGTTCCAGCGACAGGCGATTTAGATTCCCTAAAACCACCAGCGCCACCACCAGCAGCAGTGTTATCTGAATTATTAGCGCCACCGCCACCACCGCCGCCTCCAGCGACTACAAGATAGTCAACTACGGCTGGACCACCAGCAGGAACAGATGGACTATTTCCGACTTGTGAAACCACAAAACAACCGTCACCTGTAAATGTGTGAATTTTGAAATCACCTGATTCAGTAACTGTACCACCAGTCGCCGAAATAAACAGTGGACCAAAGTTAGTTACATTTGATTCATTGACATATAACCAACCCTTTGTAGCGTCAACATAGACTAATGTCACACTTGCTCTATCTGTAGTAACTTCAGAATCGTTTGTGTTACCTTGTATCTTATGTGAGTTTCTTTGAATCGTTAATTTGTTTGTACCAAAATTACCAGCGTAATCTTTTATTGCTATAGTGTCACCAGCACTCGCTGATGTAGGTAGTTTGACTAAACCTTCAGCACTTGTATTATCTATAAAATAACCTCGACCAGCGACCATGGTTGTCACTGTTGATCCATCTGATACTACAACTGATTGCCAAGATACTGCAGGTATTGAACCTGAAGCACCTAAAGATATTGATGTGCCATTGATTGTGACACTTGAATTTGCTAGTTTTGCGTTAGCGATACTACCCGCTAGTTTAGCGTTAGTTATTGTACCTGGCGATATATCTGCGGCTACTACCGTACAATCTGTTATCGCTGCTGAACCTATTTTATCTATTGCCATTTTAATTCTCTTTTATACTATTTATAACGTTTCCCTATTGAAATTTATATCGTATTATAACAATTCCTTTACCACCGTCACCGTTTCCGTTACTAGAACAAG